TAAGCAACATAACTATTGTTGGTCAAGATTTAAGTAATAATTTTACTCACATTATTGATAATGGTTCAATTGCAGATGCAGTAACTGACACACCTGGTACATCAAAAATTGATACAGTAGCTGATGATATTACTAATGTTAATACTGTTGCTGGACAAATATCGCCAACTAATAATATAGCAACTGTTGCAGCAGCAGATACAAATATTGGTTTAGTAGGTGGTTCAATAGCAAATGTTAATACTGTTGCTTCAAACATTGCTGGTGTCAATTCATTTGCAGAACGATATAGAGTTGGTAGTGCAGATCCAACTACAAGTTTAGATGAAGGAGATTTGGCATATAATTCTACAGCTAATGCTCTTAAATATTATAATGGAACTTCCTGGACATCTATTGCACCAGGAATAGCAAATGTTTCTGATGATGCTTCACCTCAATTGGGTGGAAATTTAGATGTAAATTCAAATGATATTATTGGAACAGGTAATATTAATATTACAGGAACAATAACAGCAACAACAATTAATGGAACTATTAGTAATGTTGTTGAAGATACTACTCCTCAACTTGGAGGTACTTTAGATGGTCAAAATAATAACTTAAGTAATATAGGAACTATAGATGGTACAAATCTTCAGTTGGATTTTGGTAGTATTTAATAAAAAAATATGTATAATAATTTATAAATTAAGAGGTATAATATAAAATGGCAAAACGACTACAACTTAGAGGTGGAACTACAGCACAACATTCCACATTTACAGGTGCTTTAAGAGAAGTAACTGTTGATACTGATAAAGATACTTTAGTAGTACATGATGGTGCTACAGCAGGTGGTTTTCCTCTTGCTAAAGCAACTGATACAGATTTAGTTAATGATACAACTCCACAACTAGGTGGAAATTTAGATTTAAACAGTTCTGATATTACAGGCACAGGAAATGTAAATATAACAGGAACAGTAACAGCTACATCATTTTCTGGAGATGGTTCTGGTTTAAGTGGTGTTACTTCTGTTGGTGGTGCTACAGGAGTAGATTTCAATGATAATGTTAAAGCAAGATTTGGAACTGATAATGATTTACAAATTTATCATGATGGTTCTAATTCATATGTTAAAGAAACTGGTACTGGAGATTTAATAGTACAAGGTGTTAATGTTCGTATTCAAGGTGCTACAACTGGAAACAATATGTTTGTTGGAATTGATAATGGTGCATCAACATTATATTACCAAAATAATGCTAAATTAGCGACTACAACAAATGGTGTTACTATTACAGGTGGTGTTAATGATAGTTTAAGAGTAACTAATGATACTGATACTAGCACTAACGCACCAGATATTGTTTTGTATAGAAATTCTGTAAGTCCAGCAGATGATGATAATTTAGGTTTTATAGAATTTACAGGAAATCAATCAAATGGAAACGAACATACTTATGCATATATAAACGCTAAAGCAAAAGATGTAACTGCTGGAACAGAAGATGCTGAAATAGAATTTGCTGTTTCAAAAGCTGGAACTGCTACAATTATATCATCAGTAACTAATTCAGGATTTGTACCATATGCAAATGACACTTATGATTTAGGTTCTTCAAGTTTAGTTTGGAGAAACATATACACAGGAGACTTACATTTATCTAACGAAGCAAAATCAGAGGGTAACTCTATAGATGGCACTAAAGGTAACTGGACTATCCAAGAGGGTTCTGAAGATCTATTTATTGTTAATAACAAATCAGGCAAGAAATATAAGTTTAAACTAGAGGAGATTTAACATGGCTTTTATCTCCAATGGCACTACAATTTTAGATAATGGTGCATTTAGTGTTGGTTTAGGTAGTTTAGTTTTAATATCAGAGCAAACAGCATCAAGTTCATCTTCAATATCATTTACAAGTGGAATAGATAGCACCTATCCTATTTATAAGTTTGAGTTTATTAATATTCATGCTGGAACAATAGATTCAAGACTTCTATTAAAAGGTTCAACAAATTCTGGAAGTAGTTATGGAGTTACAAAAACTACAACTGCTTTTCAATCTGCTCATGCAGAAAATGATTCATATGCAGATATAGTATATATGACAACTGGAGATTTAGTACAAAGTACAGATGGTCAAAGACTAATAACGCAAGGAATGGGAAATAATTCAGATGATAATTTTTGTGGAGAAATGTTTTTATTTAATCCATCAAGCACAACTTTTGTCAAACATTTTATAATAAGAACAATTCAAAATGATAAAAATCCTAATGCAAATGATAGTTTTGTTGCTGGATATTTTAATACAACATCATCAATAAATGCAATACAATTTGTTCAAACTTCAGGAAATTTTGATGGCACAATAAAACTATATGGAATAAAGGATAGCTAATGGCAATAATATCAGGTGGAACAACATTAATAGACAATGGTGCTTTAGATTCTGGAGTACCAACAGGAAGTTTAATATTACTTTCAACTCAAACAGCAAGTGCTAGTGCAAATATTTCATTTACATCTGGGATAGATTCAACTTATGATTCTTATGTGTTTAAGTTTTATGATATACACCCAGCAACAGATAACGTACAATTTGAATTTAATATGAGTACAGATAGTGGTTCAAACTATAATGTAACTAAAACTAGTTCTTTTTTTTATAGTGGTCATAATGAAAGTGGTACTAATACATATCTTGAATACAATGTTACTCAAGATTTAGCACAATCTACTGCATTTCAACCTATTGCTCATGAGGTTGGAAATGATGCTGACCAATCATGTAGTGGTTCATTACAATTATTTAATCCAGCATCTACTACATACGTAAAACATTTTATTGCTAATACAAATATTGGTCAAATTAATAATTATACTTATAACGCATATTCTGCTGGATATGGTAATACTACATCTGCAATAAATGCAGTAAGATTCCAAATGTCTAGTGGAAACATAGATGATGGTATAATTAAAATGTATGGAGTAAAATAATGGGATTAATTAGTAATGGCTCAACAATATTCGACAATGGCTCAATGGCATCTGGCTTTGGTGGTAATTTAATATTTATCTCAAAAGCTACTGCTAGTGCATCTGCTAGTATAGAGTTCACATCTGGTATTGATAGCACATATAAGGAATATGTTTTTTATTTTGTGAATATACACCCATCTACTGATGCTGCTAAATTTGACTTTCAAGTAAGTACAGATGGTGGTTCTAGTTATGGTGTAACTCTAACATCTACAACTCCTAGAGCAAGACACACAGAAAATGATTTAGAAGCATATATACAATATACTGACACTTATGATTTAGCACAAAGCACATCTTTTCAAAGCCTATCAGACACAATAGGTAATACTAGCGATCAAAATGCTAGTGGTTTTTTAACATTATATAATCCATCATCGACTACATTTGTAAAACATTGGACAGAGTGTTTAAATACAGATCAGCATAATGATGCTACTGTTTGCAGATTTCATGCTGGTTATTTCAATACAACATCAGCAATAAATGCTATTAAGTTTCAAATGAATAGTGGAAACATAGATGCTGGAGAGATATTGCTATTTGGAGTCAATTAATATAAAAGGAGAAAATTATGGCACATAAATTAGTAAATGGAGTTCAAGTAGAACTCACACCAGAAGAAATAGCTGCAAGAGCTGCTGAAGAAGCTGCTTGGAATGCAGGTGCATTCGATAGAGCTATGGCAGATTTAAGAAGTAAAAGAGATAGACTTCTTGCATCATGCGATTGGGTAATGATAAGTGATTCACCTATTGCAGATAAAACTGCATGGGAAACTTATAGACAATCTTTAAGAGATATAACAAATAATTTAACAACTGTTCAAGATGTTAATGCTGTAGTATTTCCAACTAAACCTGCTTAATAGCTTTAGTTTCGTTATACTCAACAAAAGAAATACATGGCTAATATATATAAAAATACACAGTTTAATTTAACAACAACTGCTAAGACAGATATATATACTTGTCCTACTGGAAGAACAGCTTTAGTTAAAAATGTTCATGCTGTTAATTAT